CTAGAACATGTTCTAATACAAGACATTTCTTCTGGGGTGAAAACCCCCCAAAACGGACTTCTCCAAGGATAGGTCCCCTAGGCCCACTTGGGGAGAAGTGCCCGGAGAGGGGAACCCACGAAGCCTGAGGGGCGTGTGGAAAAGCACCCTAGTTATACCCTGGGGGATCCCCCCGGGTGATGGGGGTTTGGCCAGCTTTCACCTTCCCCAGGGGACGCCCCCGGGGGTCCGGGAGAATCCTTCGATACCCTAACCACTTTCGGATAGTTCGGGAGCCTAACTACCTGGAATCGGGTTCGTCGAAGCCAGACTACACAGGAAAGTGTCACCCCCACCCCCCCCTAGGGAGTGGCGGAGTCCCAGATTTACGGTACACACAGTTCCAGACACTTAATTCCCAAATTCCATAACTTTGACATCAAAAAATTATATCAAAATTTGAAAACATTTTGACCATGTGTTACATTACTTAAACCGGAGGAGGTGATAAGGGTGGCTAAAGTACTAACCAAGAAGCAACAAGCGTTTGTGGATGCACTGATTAACCCAGATATCAAGAGTTACTCTGATGCGTACAGGGAAGCCTATGATTGTGGCAAAATGTCACCTAAGGCGATCCGGATAGAAGCCAGCAGGCTACACGCACACCCAGGAGTGACCCAAGCTCTGGATAGGGCTAAGGATAAGATTGAACGGGAGCGAGCCAGAACTAAAATTGCCGAACGACAGGCTGTTCATAGGAAGCTATGGGGTGAAGTGGATGATCCCAACACTCCCAGTTCCTCTAGAGTGGCTGCGCTTAGACTATTGGGTCTGGAAGCAGGCATGTTCTCGGAGAGAATGGAACTAGCAGAGAAGATGCCCAAGTCTGATGCTGAAACTATGGCAGAGATAGAGGAAATACTGGGGGATGTCCTTGAAAGTGAGTAGGGGGGCCATAATCCATATCCAAATAGACCTATCTTCAGACAACTTCATAGAGGAGTTTTGTGAGGCATTAGACATTCTGGATGAATGGCATACTGGTAACTGGCCATCGCCGGTACAGTTCTTTTCTGATGAAAAGGGTGTTATCTACGGTGATGACCTGGAGCTTTTGGAAAAGTGATACCAGTAAAGGATTTCCACTTGACGAACCCATCAAGTGGGGTAGATTGTTATAATCAGAATAACAACACGGTAAAACCGGTGGCAACACGGTAGAGCGTTACCGTTCACTAGACCGGTTTTTTTTCTTTTTGAAAAAAAGATCTAGTATTCAAGTTACCGGGCTAGGTCGATTTCAAACCAGTTACCCAGTATTCGCTCTTAATAGTTACTAGGTAACCGGGGTTATTGGGGGAGGTTTGCCCGGAGCACAACTGGTTGACCAATACCTGGATAAGCTGGGGAAGTTAGACTCCGAGTCCCTTGAGAGGGTCAAGGATCTCCTAAAGCACTTAGCTGAGATAAAGAAGAGGGAGTCTTCCCAGAAGGACTTCATCAAGTTCGTGAAGAACGTATGGCCTGGGTTCATTGAGGGTCATCACCACGGTTTGATGGCAAGAGCTTTTGAGAGAGTGGCCAAGGGGGAGTTGAAGAGGCTGATTGTCAATATGCCTCCTCGCCACACGAAGAGTGAGTTTGCTTCCTACCTGTTACCGGCATGGTTCTTAGGTGGGAACCCGGGTGGGAAGGTTATCCAAACCTCCCATACTGCGGAACTCGCGGTGGGCTTTGGGCGTAAGGTTAGAAACCTCGTAGGTAGCCCGGAGTACCAGGAGATCTTCCCAGGAGTTGGACTCCAGGCAGATTCAAAGGCTGCGGGTCGGTGGAACACATCAGATAACGGTGAGTACTTCGCTATTGGTGTGGGTGGTGCTGTAACGGGTAAGGGTGCTGATCTTCTGATCATTGATGACCCCCACTCGGAACAGGAAGGGCAGAGTGTGGATGGGGCGGTATTTGACCGTGTATACGAATGGTATACATCTGGACCCCGGCAGAGACTCCAGCCCGGTGGCGCCATTGTGATTGTGATGACCCGGTGGCACAAGAGGGATCTCACAGGTCAGATCAACCGGGCCTCCATTGAGAGAAGCGGTGTAGATGAGTGGGAGATGATTGAACTCCCTGCCATCCTTCCGTCTGGCAAATCCCTTTGGCCTGGGTTCTGGAAGATTGAAGAGCTTGAAAAGCTAAAGGCTGAACTCCCCGTATCCAAGTGGCAAGCCCAGTACCAGCAGGATCCCACCTCGGAAGAGGGTGCGATTGTAAAGAGAGAGTGGTGGAAGGACTGGGAGCCTAGAGATCCTCCCAAATGTGAGTTCATTATACAGTCCTGGGACACAGCGTTCTTGAAATCAGAGCGCGCAGATTTTTCAGCCCTCACTACATGGGGGGTTTTCTACAGAGATGGCGATGACGGGAAGGCTGCTGCCAATATCGTACTTCTCGATGCCATGAAGGATAGACTCGAATTTCCAGCGCTGAAGAAGACTGCCATGGAGCAGTGGAAGCGCTGGAAGCCGGATGCGTTCATTGTTGAAGGAAAAGCCGCCGGGATGCCTCTCATCTTTGAGTTGAGGGCGATGGGCATTCCCGTGCAAGAGTACACCCCCTCTCGCGGCAACGACAAGATCGCCCGAGTCAACGCGGTCGCTGATCTGTTCGCATCCGGCACAGTTTGGAAACCACAGAAGAGATTTGCCGAGGAAGTGGTTGAGGAGTTTGCCTCCTTCCCGGTCGGCGAACACGACGATCTGGTGGACTCCTCAACCCAAGCCCTGCTCCGATTCCGCCAAGGTGGGTTTGTCCCCTTGGACTCGGATGAGGAGGAGGAAAAGTTCAGACCCAAAAAAGTGGATTACTACTAATGGCTAGTGACGAAGAATCAATGAGCGTTTGGGAATTTCTGAATGTACTGAAGGATACTAATCTTTCCCCCGACCATACCCCGTACCCGCCGCCTGAACTTCGTGGGGTCGAGGACTATCTGGTTGATGGATTTATCTTAGACAGGACGGGTTTCAGCCCGCGCGTTGGTATTGATTTTGGAAGTGGGCGGATCAGCACCCCCTACTGGGAAGCTAGGGAGGTCTACGGAGATGATACGGCGAGAATGATGCTCGAACGAGGTCGGGAGTATGCGGAGAATCCACCAGATGTTCCGCAGCACGTACTCGACAACTCACTCCTGCCACCGCACGATACTGAAAGCGCCAGGAAATGGGGGACACCCGTTCCGGTTTCCAGGCTGGAGGAAGGATGGAATCTTGGCAATGCGGCGGCTATTACGTCCAAAAGCAGCAAGGAAGATAACCCGCATAAGTTGCCCCTTTCAGTAATTCTCCCGGCAAAAGGTTCAAGATATGACAGTGATGCCACAATCGCGCACGAATTCACTCACGCTGGCATAGAGTGGGGTGGCGGTGACCGCGCGGCGGCTATTAGCGGGGAGAGGCGCGGTCTTCTGAGGAATTCCCTTATATCCTCCTACAAACGCCGAATAGGTGACTCGTTGACGGATGATAGGATGCACGAATATCTCAGCGGTGTAAATTACATCCTTGAGAGTAGTCGTGAAGCTACTGCGAGCCTAAGTGGCGCCGTCAGGACTTACGGATCTGTTCACGGGCGGCCACCCGCGACAGAGGATGAGGTGCTAGATGCGATACGTGAGGATGGTGAAAGGCGGTCAGGTAACTCGCCGGACGAGCACTCTGATTTCTCGCAAGGGATAACAGATGCTCTACTTGGGCTGCCGTGGACCCGTAGGATCGGGAAGCATTTGGTTAAGAATGAGGCGACAGAGGGCGGTTTTTCTTACGCTTAAAGTGGATTACTACTAATGGTTGACTTCAAACCGGGATATTTCAGGGAGCGCCCGGTATCCGAACTCCCCCCCGAGCTTCCGGAGGTAAGGGGTATGCTTGAAGGCTATTACGGATTCAATGACGCAGAGTCCAGAGCCTTCGATAAATTCATATCGGATACGGCGACGATTGAGAGCGAGGGAGGGACAGTTAACCCGGACTCTTCTGCTCGCGGCATATACCAGTTCATGACCACCAAAGGTAAGGGTCAGAACGCCTTTCAGACCGCCCTGAAGAGAACTGAGAGAACCTATAAGAACTTTGGTTCGGATGTCCCCGATTGGGCCACTCGGGCCAAGAAGCATGGGGATCCCGAGTCGTTGACCGAATCCCAACAGAGGGATGTGTTCCTTTCCAACATATGGAAGCAGAAGGGGACGGACAAGCTGATACGCAAGGTTGTTGGCGGCGATCCCGAGTCAGCGGTGAATTTATATATGGATCATCACCATACTAGAAGTGGCCCCAAGGATGCTGTTAGGAGATCCGAGGAGAGGGCGAGAAAATTTTACGGAGCTAGGTACGGAGACGGTGGGCTGATAAGAGATGCCTACGGAAGGACACTGATATAATGGGACAAGGACAGGACACTCAAGGTGGATTCAGTACCGGTTTTGGGGACACGAATCCCTTTACCCAGTTTAGTTCTGGTTCTTCCCTAGCCAATACACAACCAAGCACTAGCGGTATGTCGGGTCGTTACAACCCCTACATGATGAGCCAGGCTCCTAGCCAGGGATACGTAGATCCGTACAGGTCCCAGGTACCCGGTTACGCGGGTGGTGGTGGCGGTTGGGGTAGTGGTACCCAGAATATCATCAACAACAACCTTGGTGGTGGGATGGGCGGCTACGGCGGTTACGGCAGTCCATACGGAATGCCGATGGGTGGCTACGGTGGATACGGGGGCCCCCCGGGATGGGGCTGGCAACAACCCCAGCAACCCCAGGAAGGCTCTGCGGGTTTTAATGAGATGATGGCCCTGTACTCCATGCTGGGCGCGTCAGGTATGGGTCAGCCCCCAATG